TTGTGACTTTCTTGGCTCTTACTCTAAAATTTTATTTATTTATTTGTTTATTACATAACTAGACTATATATCTTATCATTCATTATACTGTTCTTCAAAAGCGGGTCAGGATCGAGTCAATTCTTCAATATCATCATGGTCTTTTAATACCCCTTGGAGAGTGGGTAGAAGGTCCTTGTATTTTCTCAAGCTTTCTGGTTGATTAAGAGTGAAGAAACCAATGCTCCTGTAACATGACATTATTCCCAAAATCTGGCGAGAATAGGTTTTTAGAACACTCTCTCTATTCCTATTGAGCATGCTTACATTGTCAAGCATTAGGATGTAGTTCGAAGGTCCAGGTTTGTAGGGATCTATCCTCGTCAACAACTCTTCAGCAGTTTCAGGCAACTTTCCATTGAATCCCTCACATAAGCATTGAACCAATAGAAATTGATCAGCCTTATTGAGGATAGTGGCTGAGAGAACGCTTGCTCTTTGCTCAATGTTAGCCCTGATCAACTCTCTGATACTACCTCTAAGATCCTTGTATATCATCACCATCAAATGGCAAACATTTTCTCTTAAATCGTCTCCCTCCTTGTTCGTGTTTATACTATAAGTGGGTAGCATCTCCGAGAAGCATCGATGCATAACTGTCGTCTCATAAGTAGATGATAACTTGTCAATATAACCAACCAAAGTTGGATTAAATATCACATCCGGTACTTCAAAGCTGTAAACTCTCAGCGGGGAATATGGACGAGGGTAGATTCTGTTTATTCCAATGGTGTAGAAAACATTTGATTTTACCGAATTTCCATAGTGAAACTTAACCACTGAGTAGTAACTCCTCATCAAGTGCCCCATCCACCAAAAACCAGACCAGTTGTCTCCTTGGGGACATTTGATAATTGCTAGACCTGCACCAGACAAATATGCGGTTTTGCAAAGGTTTCCTAGAATCTTCTTATGGTCTCCGATCATGCTTTGACCTTCTATATCCGATACAAAGACTTGAATCTTATTATTCATTGCCCATAGTCCGATACTGTCCACTAGCTTTACATCACGAATGTCCCCGTTGAGCTCAATCATCTCTTGCTCTTTGAACAATTTCATGTCGTAGTAAGAGGAGTGTTTTCTCACATTAGTGGGGTATCGATGTAAGAACTCAGCTTCAGGTTTGTCCACTGAGGCTATTTCAGCAGATGGGTATAGTGATCTTATCATCAACTCACAAGATCCTGCTCCTCCTCCAATAACGAAAAAGCTTTGTAAGTTTTGACAACATTCGGTTTCCTTCATAAGAGCAATGAAAACCTGCAACAAACCTTGATGAGAGGTGGAGTACTTCCCATGTTGGGATCTGTAGTAAAAATTGAGATTTACATCACTTATCAGATCTGTATAACAAGAATCTTCGTCTTGGTTGACCCCCATATCAGGTAGGCCAAAAAGTTTGACGTCATGCAAGGAGTTATTTCCTATTATCCTCAACTGCAAGTGGTTCACTGGTGCTTTCTTATAAACTTGGTCAGGCAAAAGAGGTGTTAAAGTAATTGGTCCGGAATACCAATAACATCTTACCCAATGATTATTATTGGAAACTATTCTAACCGGATCCTCGTTGTCTAATCGCTTGCCACTTAACAAATTTTTATAATTAATGATCCCTTTTAACATGTGCTCTTGAGGTCTCCTCGGGATTCCATTATTAACGTTTAAGTAAACAGAGAATTTGGTTTTGTCTTTCAAAGCATATAACCTAGAGGTATAATACTTCAGTAAACCATCGGTAGCCCCAGACAAAGTATTGAGAGGTGCGCCATTCGTAAAATAGGGTCCCATAATTTTCACCCATTCTCCGGAGAACTTGGGCATACACACATAAGGGAGGAAGGCAAAGCATTGAACAAAATCCAATCGCATTAACACGAGTGATATGAGATTGTGCCATGAGCATTCAACCTCATCATCGATCACTTGCAGCATCTCAAGATTGCTGTACAGATAATTTCCAACAGCTCCTGCCAAACAGGCTAGATAACCGTTTAAGAAGTTTTTCAAACCGAAATTCATGAGGTCCTTATGGGGCATCTGCCTTGAGAAATACAAGTTGGTGTCTTCTCCATCATGATTACAGGATTTGAAATGAGCATATATTATCTTCATTACAGAATGCATTTTAAATGATTTGCCCACTTTGGGTTCAGACCTAGGAAGCGGTATCCGGAAGTGATCTTCAGACAATGTCAGTTTCTGGTTCTTTGTCTTTGGTATATCGATCGGATTTTGTTCCAGCTCGAAAGTCAAATCTTCAATAGGTTCTTCTTTAACATGTATATGCCATCTGTCTGTTCCACCTATCCGGGTTTTGGTTTTATCAAAAATGTATTTCATGGTCAGCAGTGATCCTATGTACAACAGAGCATATTGATATTTCATTTGCATTTCTTCATCTTCCCCTGTCATGTGCATGAGATCCGTAGTAAAGCGAATAGAAGAAAATAGAGAAGCATTGATAGCAGCTTTCGAAACCGCTGAAGGGATCATTCTATGCTCGTTATTTCCTCCCAGGATTTCACCGCATAAGGGTTTGATCTTGTCGTAATCAACGTCGGTCATTGATTCAAAGATGGTTCTGGTAAGTTCTTGAGCTTGAGGAGTGGAGCCCAACAACACAGAAGCGTGTCGTATGAAAGTCACCAGTTTTGACGCTTGAGGACTTGTGATGTTATCTAAGTTACAACTCAAGACCCGCTCCTTTGTTCCCTTCCCGATGAAAGGTTTCTCAATGCCGCCTTTATCTCGCACTAAATCTCCGTTGCCGGAAACGTCGACCAGAGCTTGTATTCTGTTATCTCCATGGCCACAATGTTCACACAAAGTGCCTTTGACCTCTCCTATCTTGATATTAAAGGCCGTAGGCAAAGAAGTCAAGCCCACAAGATGGTAGCCATATTGCACCTCTCGTATCATTTTGGCCCATTGAAGGCACTCCCTAACCTCTATTATCTTGGTGGAAAAAGACCTTCGAAATGAGTCAATCCTATATTGAAGATAATCGTTTTCTTCTATCACCATGTTTAGGAATGTGAAATTGTCAGTACCTACACGAACAGCGGTATTGGAATCTGTGAACTTGGTTGCTATTTCCTCTAAGGAAGATTGATATGTCCCTTCCCAGGTTTTAATTGCCTCAATTACAAACAAATTACCATCTTGTATGAACATTTTCATGAATGAGTCCTTGAACTCGTCAGTCACCTCTTGCAGAAAATCCAGATAATCTCGATGAGCGATACTTCTCAGGTGTTCCAACGCTCTCTCAACTAATTTGGACTTCAGAGAAGTTCTCAGGCTGAGAGAGGTAGAAAAGGGGGATTGCAACAATGATCCAATACGAGATGTTCTAGCTGATAATCTTGAAGATACACGTTCTTTGTCGTTTAAGAACCATATGTATTGTTTGAACAATCTGGAGAGTCTTCCATTCTCTGCTAACGTGCGCAATACGTCATAGGAATATGTCAAGATGTCGGAAGGATGAGACGACAACAAATTAGTTAGAAGAGGGCAACCTAATCCACCCAATTCCGCGGGAATTACGAGGAACACACCAGCACTTTCTGTGTTGAGAGGAAGTGAGAAGGGTGACCCATAAAGCGGGTTAACGCAACCAGACATAAATCCATCCACATAAGGAATCAATCCCGCTAAGTAGATAGTCATGGGTTCCTCACTAGATTTCATTGATTCACCGATAATCGATCTCATGGAGGACATAGCTCCCAATAGGGTAGGAGCGATATCGTTTGACGTGTCACTTAATCTGCCGAACTGCTTCAAAGTGTGTACTAGACTCTTCCCTTTATACGACGCCTTCTTGCCATACATCCAGAGGTGAACTGCGATCCAACTTTCTTCAGGCTTCAATTCCAAACCCATCTCTCCTGATTTTATTCTCAGTTGATCAAGAACTGATGTTATCACTCGTGTGATACAGATCTCATTGGAATCCCCTCCACTTCCTTCTTGTCTGAGATACTCTTCATCAGACAAGTGTTCAGGTTTCTCAAAGAACAACTCTATAACTGCATTATCACCAGCGATACTCAGGTCGAAATCTGAATGAATATCCCGTACTGAGCAGAGGATTATTCCTATGGTGAGTAAAGTCCATTGTTTTTGGCTTAACCCTTCTATCCCTGTTTTGTGCATATAGGTTGCAAAGGTTGAGGATGAAAACTCTTCTGATTGAATATAATCTGATATGGAAGCATAAGAACCATTAACATACCCAGTGTTGTAACTGTTAACCATAAGTATGCAATTCTCGAAGAAATCATGTATTTTATCAAAGCACCCACCACCAAAGAAGTCGTTGAGAAGCTCTCCCAAAGCCCTGTCAGCCTCGTCACAGATCGTCAGATTCCATTTCTTGTAGTCCAAGTTGATGGTAACTCGGAATTTCCCTTTAGGTGTCATGGTCTTCTCGCTCAATTTTATAGAAATATCCTCGCTGGTTTCCATGGTTTGATATTTGAGAAATCTAAACATTCTTGCAAGGTTCTTCTCTCGAACGGCAAATATCATACGAGCTTTCCAATGCATTTGACCAAACAACCGAGCAAAAACCTTCATCTCTCGCTCCTTCATGTTCAGCATAATCAAGTACATTTCGGGGTCAAGGTCTCCTGTTTTGCACAACTGAAACATTCTCTCCATATCCATGAACGGGTGGGTCACAATTTGCTCTAATAAGCGTTTCGACTCTGGATGGTCCACTCTGAAGCTTTTGACCCGAGATGGATTGTATTGACCTCCAAATTGCGACAATGGATAAGCCACAGCTTTATCTTTAAGGAGCTCAAATCCATAATTGTCTGGTTCAAAGACCATATTTTGGCGGAAGCGAACCTGACTCCAGGTACCATTGCTTATGCCTTCTAAAACTCTTGTCAAAGAAGGACGAGTGCACAAGGGGTTTGATTTAGGAATGATCACGTCGGGCCACCTTTGATGTTTTTCTATATAACATAACACTATGAATCGCGTAGTAGCACCCATCACTTCGGCACGTGTGATAGGATCGACGACTCTGACCTTCTGACCTTCTTTGTTGACTGCCTTCAAGGATCCAGAAGGAGAACAATGAGGGTGCCCCCATAGCCGAAATAAACCAAATAGCTCATAAATTTGCGAAATATTAGAAGAATATTTTTCCAAGAGAGCCAATAGCGGATCAAACACTTCCGGTCCTAGGGCTAGATCCATGCACTTGACTCTGATCTCCCTTTTCATAAACTCATATAAAGTGGAGCTGCAATTCAAACCGCCAAACTTTTTCACCATGATCCCCACAGTTAACGGTTCGAAACATTTGATCAAACTGTAAGCATCATTCCCCAGCTTTGATAGTAACCCATCACCCCAAGCGCAAAGAGAATTGAAATCTTTGACAGAAAAATAGGAATTGTCCCCTAAGTCTTCAGCGCATCTGAGAACTAACCTGATATTCATTCTTGAGGTAGCTGTGTCTTTGATCATAACCCACTCATTATACGTGAACAAATGGCCCACATTATCCCTTCCTTTCAAAATGATATAAGAGGGAAATATGAGAATAGAATAATCCATGAACGCTGAATCAATACCAATATACTCATGAGGAGTCATCCGCATCGTCAAATCTTGAGCCAAAGCCCTAACGAATTCCAACACATTCAATGAATACCTCTCACATTGATAGCGCAATAGGGTATTCTCATTATTCACGGCAATTTTCGCTTTGGCGATCATCTCTTCGCGCTTTTCCAAGATCGGGCATAATCGATCAAGCAACACATCGTTCGCATCTAGTACATTCGAAACTATCTCTTTTATTGTCTTCACATCTGGAAATACTGGTCCTGGACGACTGAGCCCTAAGGAAGCTACTCGCCCTCTAAATTGATCAGATGTCATAGTCTTGCTCATAGGACCCGTTAGCATAGGATACAACATTTGAGTCTTATCATTCAGAACAGTTATGCCATTAGCTTTGATGATTTCGCACAATTCAAGAAGTCTAGGAATATGAGACTCTCCTCCCATGGCCGACATCATCTCATCTTTCACACTTTGATCCATGGCAGACTTATTGACTAGTGCGTTCATTTTCAACCTTGATTCGGTTGACATTCTCTTTATTTTCTTATCCCGAC